AACTGCTGCACAATCAGCTGTATGGGCAGCCGGTAACTACATCGGCCAGGCCTATGTCACCAAAACCACAGAGCGCTACACTGTAGAAACCGGCCTGCTGCTGGCTGTTGCAGAAAACATTGCCAGCGTGTCAGGACTTTCCTGGGCGCGGCGCTGCCTGGTGGCAATCAAAGCCACCCTTGAAGGCAAGGCCGCCAGCGACACCCTGCAAATGCAGATCGGGGACAAGCAACTGCGCAAATACACCCCGGCAGAACTAATCCCCCTGTACCGTTTTTATGAATCAGAGGTTGCCAAGGAAGATGCTGCCAGCCGTATGGCATCCGGCCTGCAATCCGGCAACCGGATAATGGTGAGGTTCAACTAATGGGAATCATCACCTGGATAGCCGACAAACTCGGCACCCGCACCGATCTTGCAGCACCGTCGCAACAGCGTACTTATGCTGCCGCCCGTCTTGATCGCTTAACCAGCAGCTGGAACAGTAGCAACCAAAGCGCCGATAGTATCCTGCGTACCAGTCTGCCGGTACTGCGCGCCCGTTCCCGTGATCTGGCAGAAAACAATGATTACGTTGCCGGATACCTTGAGCTGCTTTCAAACAAAGTCATTGGTGCCAACGGCATCAAGCTACAAAGCAAAGTCCGTGGTGGTGATGGTAAGCTGGACAAAGAAGCAAACACGGCCATAGAACGTGCCTTTGCTGCCTGGGGCAAGCGTGGCGTGTGTGACATTACCGGCCGCATTTCATGGGTAGAAGCACAACGCCTGGCATTAACCAGCATTGCCCGTGATGGCGAAGCATTTATCCGCATTATCAAACAGCGCGGGGTAAACCGCTTTAACCTGGCTATCCAATTCCTTGAAGCAGACATGGTTGATGTCAATAAGAACGATACCCTGGCAAACGGCAACACCATCCGCATGGGGGTAGAACTGACCCCGTTTGACAAGCCGGTTGCCTATCACGTCTTTGAACGTCACCCCGGCGGCTTTGCCTTTGGCCAGACCGGCGGCAAAACCATCCGTATACCAGCAGACGAAATGCTGCACCTGTACCGCCAGCTGCGCCCCGGCCAGACCCGCGGTATCCCCTGGACAGCTCCGGTAATGACCCGCCTGCACCATCTTGGCGCGTATGAAGAAGCTGCCATTATAAACGCCCGTACCGGTGCCAGCAAAATGGGATTCTTTACCCAGGGCATTGATGCAGGGGCTTACCCAGGCATGGTGGACCCAACCACCGGCAACCTGATCAGCGAAGTAGAGCCGGGCCAGCTTGAACTGCTGCCCCCTGGTTATGACTTCAAGCCCTTTGATCCAGCTTACCCCAGCAATGAGTATGATGATTTTGTCAAGCGCCAGATCAAGGGGGCCAGCTGCGGTATGCCCGGCGCTACCTATGCCGATCTTTCCAACGATCTGGAAAGCGTCAACTTCAGCAGTATCCGCAGCGGAACCATCAACGCCCGTGACAGCTACCGCGTTATTCAACAGCTGATGATTGAGCAACTGTGCGAGCCGCTTTTTGAAATCTGGCTGGATATGGCCCTGACCTTTGGCCAGATCACCATTGTCAACGGAAAGCGCGGACCCAACAGCACCCTTTCCCCTGCCAACTTTGAAAAATACAACGAAGCGCAATTTGTCGGGCGCGGCTGGGACTGGGTTGATCCGCTCAAAGACCAGAAGGCCAACGGAGAAGCGATCTACAACCGGCTGACCACCCGCACCAGGATCACTGCCGAAATGGGTGATGACTTTGAAGACATCCTGGCAGAACTGGCCCGTGAAAAAGAACTGGCAGAAAAGTACGGCATAACCCTTGACGAACCTGCTCCGGTAGATACCGCAACCGTGGCAGCACTGGAGGCATAACCCATGGCACACACCATCAAGACCGGAACACTGGTCAGGCTATTCAACTTTGATCGCCAGACCATTAACCAAGACACCCGTTCTGTTGAACTGTCGTTTTCATCGGAGGCCCCGGTAGAGCGCTGGTTCGGCACAGAAATACTGGATCATGCACCTGGTGCAATGCGTACTGATCGAATCAAGGCAGGCGGCCCCCTGCTGCTTGATCATGACCGCACCGCCCAGATCGGCGTGATCGAGGATGTGGCAGTAACCGCAGACCGCAAGGGACGCGCCATTGTCCGCTTTGGCAAATCAGCCAGAGCAGAAGAGATTTATCAGGATGTGCTGGACGGCATCCGCAGCAACGTATCTGTCGGGTATCAGATCCATAAAATGGATGTTGATGACCCGGAAAGCAACAACCCCACCTGTCGTGCCACTGACTGGGAGCCGCTGGAGATCAGCATTGTCTCCATTCCGGCAGATACCAGCGTTGGGGTAGGCAGATCAGCAGAAGATGCAGACCACGAAACCATTATCACCAACCATAGAACAAAGGAGATTAAACCCATGAGTGAAGTACAAACCCCAGCCGTGGACGTAGCGGCAATCCAGAAAGAAGCCCGCAGCCAGGAGCAGGCCCGTGTCCGTGACATCATGGCAATCGGTGAGCGCCAGAAGCTGCAAGACCTTTCCCGCCAGTTTGTGGACAACGGCAAATCCGTTGATGAATTTCGCGCTGTTGTGCTGGATGAAATGGAAAAACGCGGCCAGGTTGCGCCGGTACAGACCACCGCAGAAATCGGCCTGACCAAAGAAGAAACCCGCAGCTTTAGCCTGATGCGTGCCATCAATGCCCTTGCCAACCCTAACGACCGCAACGCTTTTGAGGCAGCCAAGTTTGAATTTGAAGTATCCCGCGCTGTTGCTGACAAGCTCAAGCGCTCCCCACAGGGCTTCTTCATCCCGATGGAAGTCCAGCAACGGGATCTGCTGAAAGGCACCGCCTCTGCCGGTGGTAACACCGTTGCAACCAACCTGCTGGCTGGCAGCTTTATTGACATGCTGCGTAACAAGATGATGGTCAACCGTATGGGTGCCACAGTTCTTTCAGGCCTGACAGGTGATGTTGCTATCCCTTCGCAGTCCGGCGGAGCAACCGCATACTGGGTGGCTGAAAACGTTGCAGTCACTGAATCCGATCAGACCTTTGGTCAGGTAGCGCTTACCCCTAAAACAGTTGGCGGATTCACCGATATCAGCCGCAAGTTGCTGCTGCAATCTTCTGTTGATGTTGAAGGGCTGATCACTCGCGACCTGGCAACCATCCTGGCGCTTGAGATCGACCGCGCAGCGCTGCACGGGTCAAACACCGGCGGGCAACCTAAAGGTATAGCCGCAACAGCTGGCATCGGATCTGTAGCCGGCGGCACCAACGGCCTGGCACCAACCTATGCAAACATGATCAGCCTCTGGACAGAAGTGGCTGTTGACAACGCCGATGTCGGTAGTCTGGGCTTCCTGACAAACAACAAGGTGGTCGGCAAACTGATGTCAACCCAGAAAGTTGCAACCTACGGCAATGACTTTGTTGTCAACCAGTTTCCTGATGCCAACGGCTTCACCAACATTGCCGGTATGCGTGCCGGCGTGTCCAACCAGGTATCCAGCGCCCTTAGCAAAGGTACCAGCACCGGCGTCTGTTCCGCCATCTTCTTTGGCAACTGGGCAGACCTGATGATTGGCCAGTGGGGCGGTCTTGATGTCCTGGTTGACCCGTACACCGGCGGAGCAGCCGGAACGGTTCGCGTCCGTGTACTGCAGGATGTTGATATCGCAGTCCGTCACGCAGAGTCCTTCAGCGCAATGCTGGATGCCTTGACAACCTAAGACCTGAACGGGGCCGGGTAACACCGGCCCCATACGGAGCAACCACATGCTATTGAAAGCCACCCGCAACATACTGGTTAATGGTCAGCACTTTGATGAAGGTGCGCTGTTTGAAACAGATGCCGACACCGCCGCTGCACTGCTTACCACAAAAAAAGTGTGTATTGACGATGCGGCCACCAAGCAGCCAGTAAAGGCAAAAAAGGCAAAAGCAGACGATGCAATTCAGCCCCTCTGACATAGCCGCAATGATAGCAGCCATGGGTCAAACCATGCTGATAGGTATCACTCCATTAACCGGAATCTACAGCACCGGACCACGGGAAATAGTCCGTAACGGTGCTGCAGTCTGGACGGATGAACCAACCCTGCTGCTGTCAACGGCTGATGCAGAACTGGTGGAGCTGAACCAGACCATCATAACCATCAACAACGTAGATCACCAGGCAT